AAAAGATATAATAAATCTTTCTTTAGCATTATCATCAATCAATATTTTAAACAATGGTATACACGCTACAAATAACATTAGCGCATACGCAATTCCACCAATAACTCGGTACTTATATACTATTGAGTTAGGTGCTACTTCTTTTATTGTTCTCATACTTGCTGGGAATGTTCTTAAAAACATCAATGCCCAAGCTGCGAGATAAAATGCAATAAGCCATTGAATTGCATCCATTTGTTTTTCCTTTTACATATACTCTTGTAAATGTCTTAGACTGCCCATATCATAAGCTGCTAATGCATGGTTCTTACCTGCAAAACTTAAGTGTGGGAAGTACGTTTTTTCTAAGTCCTCTTGTTGTGCTTCAATTGTATATACTAGATATACCTTGTAGCCTCGCTCGTCTGCTTTTTCGGGCTGAAGTTCTCTTTGCACTAACGCTGGATAGTTCTGTTTTATTGCCCAAATCTTTTCACCAACTTCGAACTCCTCTGCTACGCATTGTTCTGGCAGCATAGCTTCTCTTCTACTTTCATAGTCGGTCATTGCCAATTTTTGTGGTACTCCGATTCTATCGATAATACCTTTGACAAATGCTGGAGACCTGTATAATGCTTTCGCAATATCACTTACATTGTCTCCTTCAAGATATCTTTTTATTGTATCTTTTATTTCTGCTGCTGTTGCAGCCTTGCCTCTGTTCTGTGCTTTTCTTTTTGCACGGAACTCCATCGTTTCTAGATGGTCTGTAATAATGTTGCCTAATCTTGTTGTGTTGTAAGCTATGTTTAGTATACCACATGCTTCTTTCTTGGTGATTGGCTTACTACCATCAGTAGGGTTTAATAACTCAATTACCTTGGTTATATTTGCTTGTGTAAGATTTTCGTGTTTCTTTGTTCTCAATTTCTACCCCTAGTAAAATTATTGCATAATGTAAAATCTTGAGTAAATCATCAAGATTTCGTCCTTCTTTCTTTCCAAATCTCTGAGCATACTTAATTATATTTCCTAGACAGAAGCCATCTCCATGTCCTGCATCAAATATAAACTCAGTTGATTGTATTTTATTCATACTATAGTGCTTTCCATATGTGGAATCAATATAGTCAGAAAGCAACTTTATTGCTTCCTTTTCGTTAAATCTGTTATCTGTATAATCACTCATCTGATACTACCATAAATAAGTTCATAATTAGTCTTGCGTTTTTCTTTTTAGTACCAAAACCACTTTTCATTGGAGCGTGCCAATAGTCTGCTGGATACAATACTAATCTATTATATCTATTATCTACTATTGTATGCGCACTCTCATATATGTTATCTAGCATTTCTTTTGATGATGATAACATTTTTACTTCTTGTGAGTGTATTTCGTTATTAACTTCAAATAATGCTGTTCCAGAGTGTTTAGGAGGATTGGGAGTTAAGTATAATACACCTGCCCATGCTTTTCCTCCAATTGCTTCTTGTTGTTTTTGTACTCTGTTAGCAAGATCATGGTGTACCCAGTTGAGTTTTTCTGAGGCTTCAAACCCCATAGTAAAAGCATGACTTCCTGATGTAGTACTAGAAACCCATACTTTTTTGTTTATTGCTTTTTCAACTAGATTTATTACTCTAATTCTAAGTTCTTGGTCTTGTGTAGAATATTTAGTACGCATCCCTGGATAACTTACTTTTTTAATATTTCCCCAAAAGAATAATCTATCAAGTGCATTAGCACGCACTTCATCAGGATTAGGTAAAAAATTGTCTATTATTGTAATCATTTAGATAGTTCATCTAATACGTCTATCCCACCATCAATTTTGGCAAGATATTCTTTCTTATCATCTAACTGACCTTGTAATAAACTTATTTCTGCTACTAAAGACTCTCTTTGTTTATTTAGATTTTGTCTAATCATCTCTCTATGAGATAATGTTGTCACAGGCTCTTTGTTTATTCCAAAGAGTTCATTAATGTCTTTGTCCATGCATCCGTACTCCATTTAATAATTTATACTCATCCCCATTACTTTTTCTAACTACTATAGGTCTTTTACTAAAGTAAAGATTATTTAATCTTTTTTGTATTGCTTTATGTAGTTCTTCTTCTGTTATGTCTTTTGGGAATACCATAGACATACCATTGACTTCGTACTTAACTAGTTCTGTCATTTTGCTGTAATCCTTTCGTCATACCATGCTAGACCTTCATCCCACCAATGGGGCTTGTCTCGGTGTGACCACTTGGCAAATGTTGCCTTGTCTGTGTGATAATAAAGTCGATAACTGCCCACCACGTCACTCTCATCTTTGAGGTCGTCTGGCATAGCCATACCAAATGGAGTCTGTCCTAGACGCTCCATATTCTTTGGCTCAGGCAGTTTGTTTACTACTTCTGCTATCGACTTATGTTGCTTACCATAACGATAATGATACTCGTCATTCAATGCATTTGCATAACAATGAGTCCATTCAAAGTTGTCAAGAGATGACCTCGTCCATATTGTACAAGGATGGTTGTACATCATTGGTAAGTATGGGGTCAATGGTCTTTCTTCCATTGGTAAGTCTTTAATTTTTGCCTTCTCCTCATTGAGGATTTTACTTTCTTCTTTGTTCAAGGCACGAGGAACAAAGCCAAGTACATGGTCTACCCAGATAGCTGTGCACAAAAGCTGTGCTGCTTCGAGTGGCATCTTCACTATGTGTTTATCCACATGGTATTCAGCACACTTGTCCATATCTTCATCTAGATAAAATAAGTTCATATTATATCCAGCACTTGTATTCTTTACACTCGCCAGTCAATGGGTCTACAGATTTACCGCAGACTTCACACGCTCCAATATGCCATGTTTCAAATGACTGTGTTGCAGAGTTCCACATCTGACAAGTTTTGTGTTCTTGTTGTTCGTTATTTTTCATATGTATATTATACTAAAAATTATAGATGATGTCAAGAACTATTTTTCTGACTTATGGCAGTATGGACATTTCTGCCCAAAGACAACGAAAACAATTTGCTTCCTAACTTTGCAGAAGTGTTTCCACATAGTTTCGCCTCTGAGCAGATACATCACTATTTTCCAAATGCTCTGCCTGCTTCGCTTATACCAAATGCTCCAAGTGTCACTACAACTAATGAGGTATAGATTGTGTCAGAAAACAACAAATCTTGTCCCATAAATGCAGTAATTAAATCACAAGTAGCAAAAATTATCATGAAGCCGAAAGAGATAAAACCAATAATGGCTTTTTCATTTACATCATTATCATCTAGAAACAAATCCATGAACTTCCGTTTAGGTGGTGCAAGCCTTTTCTTTGCAGCTTCGGCTTCCATCTTCATTTCTTTGATAGTATCTTCAGACTTATCTAGCTTCTCAATGAGAGCCATATACTTATCTAAATCTATCTCAACTTCGTTTCGTGAATTATCACTTCCTTCTGCCATAGTATCTCCTACGGTCTCCAGTCTAGCCACTCCTCTCTTTTCTTATGGAACCCATCAGGTTCATGAAAGTGAAAGGATATGGATATCCTTGGACTTAGAGTTTCTGTGTTATGATACATACCTTTTGGTATATAAAGTAAGTCGCCTGGACTTAACACAAAACTCTCTCTTAGAGTAAACTCCCCTTTATGAGGACTCCACTCATTATACATATTCCACTTAACTTGTCCTTCTACATGAAGTAGAAAGTTATCAGTTGAATCTGCATGAATTGTAAATACGTCTGCATCTTTTTTCCCTGAACAGTATAAGTTTGCCTGTCCTCTACCATAAACTTTTTCAAACTCCTCACACTGATTCCACATTTCTTTGTTTAAAAACTCGCTGAGAGCTAGAATGAAGGAGTGCCCATTTTTCCAAGCTAGATATCCACTTCTTGCTTGATATTTTGGGTCTTCTGTTTTACTGTATATATACTTAGGTGCGTCTTTTTTCTTACACCATTTGCCTTTGTCTTCTACTACTTGTAGTTGTGGCATCCTATCATGTCCACCAATTCCCCAACTATTACAATACTCATCAAACTGTTTCCAATCAAATAGATAATCAAATATAGGTCTTTCCGAGCGAATAGTAAAATGTTTCTTACCTTTGTATTCTTTTAAAAACTGTTCTCTCGTTAGTGGGCTAATAATCTCATCGAAGGTCATAATTCGGTTTCTCCATCATTTTTACTTTCTTAACATAATCCCAATAAATCTCCATTAGGTCTTGTCTGGGATGTGTGGAATACCCCCAACTTGTGTAGCGAGGATGCCAAGGTTGTGTACTTAATCCAGTCATATGTAGTTGCCATATATCATCTTTTGGTCTTTGTGGTCTTTTTGATACATTCTGATTATCTTTTATCCAAAAATAATCTTTATTGAAATGTCCTTGTGGTAGTTCTTTATAGTCTGTGACTTGTCCATCGTAAGAGTTCCATCTTGAATCTAAAGTATGGTATAAGTTTTTCTTTGCCCACTCTACATCAGGAGAGTTAGCGTGTATTTGCATCCAGTGTTTTTTATAATTACCTTCCCAATTTTTCATTTCATCTATTGGGTCTACAAAATCTTTCATCTTTTCACAATCAAACAGAAGTACACTATCTGCCCACCAACCATCATCTCTATTTACTGTATTATCACATAGAAAGTCCCATGCACTTGCCATAGGTTTACCTTCGAGGTCAGTTTCCCACAAGTCTTTAATATCTCTAAAATTAATCATATCTACATCTGTATAGATTGCTCTACCTTTAAAGTTGCATAGCTCTGGTACTGCGTATCGAAAACTAGTAAAAGGTGTCCCCCAATTATTTCGAGTCCATCCCATCTTCTTTGGTCGCATGAAAGTTATGTCTAACTCTGCATCAGTATTCTTAAATAAAGAGAATAGATATACTTGTTCTATTATCTTGTCTTGTGAATCGCTAGTCCCAATAAATATTTTAATTGCCGTATTCGACATAAGCTACTAACCCTCCTATTGATTCTGGTATATAAATATGCGACCATTTATTAGAAAATGATTTTTGATGATTTAATTCTAACTTGAGTCTTGTCCACTCTCTTGAATCCCAAGCAAAGGTGTCTAAGTCCTCCACACCCGCTGCTCTTTGTAATGTCCAATGGTGTTCTGTTTCTTTTACAATTATATTTCCTTTACCTTTTAACTGAATATACGAAGCATTTACTCCTGTTTTCGGTATATGAAAGGTTTTAGAAGAACATTTAATTATTTTAAAACAGTTAATAAAAGGACAGTCTGGAAACTTACTGTTAGCGTGTATCCACTC